AACAACGACGTGACGCTCGACATCTCGTTCGTGAAGAACAATGCCGGTATCGTGTTGGACTTCCCGTTGATCGGCCTCGGCGATGCGCGGCTTAACGTCGAACTCGATCAGTCGATCAAGCTGCCGCTGACCACCGATGCGGCCTCCGGCGAGGATGTCAACTCCAGCCTCGATCACACGCTGCTCGTCACCTACTTCAACTTCCTGCCGACCATCGCAGGCTGACCTGAATAAGCGAGCCGGATAACCCGGCTCGCAATACCCCCATATAAGGATAATCCAGATGGGAATGTATGACGTCTTCGAGACTGACGAAGATCTTGAAACCTCCGGCGTATGGATCGACTATGGTGACTTCCGCGTAAAGATCGCATCAGCCGGTCCCGGGAACAAACTCTACGTGAAATATGCCGAGCGGAAGCTCAAGCCCGTGCGCCGCGCCATCGAGGCCGGCTCTCTTGGGCAGGCTCGTTCCAACGCTATCATGTCCGACATCTATGCTGTATCCATCGTCCAGGAGTGGGAAGTCAAGGACCCGAAAGCCAAGGTCGCCGCGGATGCCGCGTGGGTCTCCGGCATCGAGGATCGCACCGGCAAGATGATCGCCGTCAACAAGGAAAATATCGAGCAGACGCTTATCAATCTGCCTCGGTTATTCTCCGATCTCCAGGAGCAGGCGGCGTCGCTGTCGAACTTCAGGAAGGCGGAGAACGAACTCGACTCGGGAAACTAATCGCGGTCCTTACCTATCAGTTGGAACAAGGACCGACCGAAGCAACAATCATCGAACAAAGCGTCAAGGCCGGATGGCCGTTGCCCGAGTCAATAGCAAATGCCCCTAGCCTTTCTCCGGGCCTGGAGCTATACTACATTGCGTTTCTCGACTTAATGTCGTGTCGGCAAATGGGTATGTCTTCAGGTCCGATCTGGTGGACCACTGTTCAGGAGTATTGCAATCTCCTGAAGCTAAGTGAGGAACAAACGGAAGCCATGCACTTCCACATAAAAGAGATGGATCTAGTTTACCTGAAGCACTCGACAAAGAAGTAGGTCCATGGCATCTTTGTTCCAATTCTCCAAGAATATGCGGCGAAGGGGCCGTCAGGTCGAGAATGCCGCAACCGGTGTCACCAGAGCCGCCGTCGGCGCTGCACTGGTGGCGGTAGTGCAGGGCACCCCGGCTGACAAGGGCGTGGCCCGGTCCAACTGGCGCATCGGCCTCGGTGCACCAGCCACAGCCGTTATCCCGGCCTACGCCCCAGGTAAAAAGCTCGGTCGTGGCGAGACGGCTAACGCCGGGGCAGCGATTGCAGCCGGTAAGGCCCGGCTCGCTCTCCCTCTTGGGTCGGCAGGCGGTGGTCTGAAAACGGCTGTCTATCTGTCGAACAACGTTCCATATATCGAAAAGCTTAACGGCGGGTCTTCAACCCAAGCAGCGAAAGGTTTCGTCGAAACCGCAATCTTCGCTGCTGTGGGCGCGATCCGCGGCTTCAGGGTGTTTCGCTTCTAATGGTTACAGAAAATGTCGATATCCGATTTAGGGAGTCTGGTGCTAGAGTAGTCAAGCGCCGGATCGATCAAATTGGCGTTGCAGCGAACAACGCCACTCGAGGCATCTTCCTGATGCAGCGAGCGCTATTCGTTGTCGGTGGTGCCGGTGCCCTTCGTGCCTTGGTCAACCAAGTGGATCTGCTGACCAATTACGAGAATAGGCTCAAGCTGACGACCACCAGCGCACAGAACCTCGCTGATGTTCAGAACGAATTGTTTGATGTGGCGCGGAAGAGCAGATCGTCGTTCGAAGCTGTGGCCGACGTGTATACGAGAACGGCGCTGTCCGTCAAGGCGCTAGGTATCAGCCAGCGGGAAACTCTCAGATTTACTGAGAGTTTGTCCAAAGCAGCCATCATCTCAGGAGCGTCCGCTAGGGAAGCAAACGCCGCCATGATCCAGCTTGGGCAGGGCATGGCATCCAATAGGCTGTCCGGCGACGAAATGCGTTCTGTGCTCGAGCAGTTGCCGTTCGTGGCCGATGTTATCGCCAAACATCTGGGGATCACCCGTGGTGAACTGCGTCAGTTCGGTAAGGATGGCAAGGTCACCGCGATAACTGTGCTTAGAGCTTTCCGTGCGATGAGCTCTGAGATTGATGTGCTGTTCGCAAACACTTCGCCGACCATCGCTCAGGCGTTCACGGTTGCCCATACCAACATACTACAGTTCATCGATACACTCGATGACTCTACTAATGCCTCGGCCGGTATAGCCTCGGCGATTATCAAGATTTCCGAAAACATCGACCTTCTGGTTATCTCGCTTGCTGCTCTGGCCGTGAGCTTCTCTGTTTCGTTCGCAGGGAGACAGATTGCTAGTGTCAATAAGTGGGTTGTTGGTATCCGTGCTGGAGCCGAGGCCTCAGCTCGAATGACAGAAGTCGAAAGAATAAGATCTACTAATGCTGTTCGGCGGATCAAGGACACAATCAAACTTAATAATGTTGAGAAGATAACTACAGCCACCACGATAAGGCAGCTTACTGCGAGGCGGGCTGATATAGCTCTGCAGAAGCAACAGCAGGCGATCACAGTCGCAGGCTTCCGAACTCGTAGTGTCCTAACTGGTCAATTTGTGAACCGAACAGCGGCCCAAGCAGCGTTGACTAGGACTACTATCGCGCTAATTCGGACGGATAGGTTACTGAAAGCTGAAAATGCTCAGCTTGCTGTAAGCACGCAAGCCGTTACCGCTGCCCAGGCCGGGCAGACTGCCGCCAGCGCGCGCCTCCTGGCCGCTCAGGGGGCCTCGGTTACTATTAGCGCCCGGCTGGCGCGTAACTTCCCCTTGCTTGCTGGCGCGGCTAATTTGGCTCGTGGTGCCGTCTCTAGCTTGTGGTCCGTCATGGCTGCCAATCCCATCACGGCGACTATAGCCGCCGTAGCCGCTGTGGGCTTTGCTTTCTTCAGATGGGGCAATGAGATTAAGGTCACCGAGGATGGTATTGTTGGGCTGAGAGACGCCACTGTCGCTGCCATGGGGATCATGCTCGACGAGACAGAAGCCGCGACTGTTGGAATGGTCGAAACGATGGCGGCTGGCATCACTCTTATGACCGAGAAGTGGACCATACTAACTGACTTCATTACTATTGATTGGGGGGTCATAGGGTCCACTATCCATTCTGTGCTGACCTTTTTGGTTAGACTCACCATCGGTGTGATAGCGGGACTTAAAGCGTCATGGGGGCTGCTTGGCGACGCGATCAAAGATGTCGCCGAGGATATAGTCAATGCTTTCAAAAACGCTTGGCTGAATGTGGAAATCTTCTCTAAGAAGGCCATCAATGTCTTGATCGAAGGTCTTAACAGTGTCAAGGGTGGTGAGCCAATCGAGTTGTTTACTGTTCCTGAGTCTCCGAAAGAAGTAGTCAAGAAGTTTGAAACAGCAGCCGGAGCAGCGGCGGGGGCCTACACAGAAGCATTTTCCAAAGCCGTTACCGCGAATAAGGATCCCCTCGGCGATGTCAGCAACTTCTTTGCTGATCAGCTCAAGGTTGTCACGGATAGGGCCAGAGCCCAAATCGAAGCTAGGAACAAGGCGAGCACTATCACTGAGGATACCACCGAAACCGATACTGCCAAAAAGGCCAAAAAAGGTCCGACCTTCGCAAAGGAAATCGCTGAGATACAGCGTAAGATCGATGTCTTAAAACTGAACAATGCTGAGCAGGCGATCGCCAATGGCTTGGCTCGGATCGCCAAGAAGCTGAAGCGCGAGCTAACCGAAGGTGAGATCAAACTCGCCGACGCGAAGTTGCGTGAACTCGAAGCATCCAAGATGCAGTTTGAGATGTTGAATGCGATCCTCGGCCCACGGGAAGAAAACATTCTCCAGCAGGCGGCACTCAACCAGCTTTATGAAGATGGTCGTATCGGCCTCGAAGACTATGAAGTCGCAATGAGGAAATTGCAGGATACCGCTAACTCAGTCAGCGGCACGTTCGCCGGCGGCTTCCGGTCGGCGTTTAATGGCATGACCAAAAGTGCCCAAGACCTAGGTAAGATTTTCGGCGACACACTCAAGAAGGGGATCGAAGGGGCGGCAGATGCACTGGTAGAATTCGCTCAAACGGGCAAGTTCAGCATTCGCGCCTTGTTCACTGAGTTGATCACCCAGCTTCTAAAGTCAATGGCTATCCAGCTTTTGATGAAGGCCCTTGGTCTGATTATTCCCGGGGCTGGTGCTGGTGCTGGCGCTGGCGGCGGGGGCGGCATCGCCGGGATTGTTCTAGACAAAGTTAAAATCCCAGGTCTAGCGACTGGCGGCTCTATCATGCCTTCTGGATCAGGGACTACAGACTCTGAAATCGTATCATTCAAAAAGCGGCCTGACGAGCGCGTTGATGTTCTCACTCCCGACCAGCAGCGTGCTCGGGACGGCGGCGGTGGAGGCTCGGCTCCAGTTGTTGTGCCTGCCCCTGAGGTTAAGATTGCCAACGTGTTGGATCCTGCTATACTTGGGCAGTTCATCCAAACGGATGAGGGCGAGAGGCTGATCGTCAACGTGATCCGCCGGTCTGGGGTATTAGGCGATGGCTGAAATCTGGCCGTTTGAACCGAACAAGCTATCCGTCAAGGTGGAATGGTTCACGTCTGTGCTCAAGTCGCGAACGACTGAGCAGAGATCTAAACTGCGACTGCTTTACCCAAGGGCGCAGATAAAGATCACCAGTCTCTTGACTGAAACCGAAACCATGCTGGCGCGGGCCATAGCTCGGCGCGCCGAAGGAAGCTACTTAGTCCCTGACTGGCGATATGCTTCAAATGTCTCTGTTCTATTCGACAGTTCTTCGCTGGATATCGCTGTTGACGATGCTTTCTTTTATCCAGTAGCAGGGGATAGGGCAGTTGCTTGGGAGACCGTGAGTCAGATCCACCAATTCACAATCGATACAAGAGGCTCAAATACATTGGCTGCTATCTTGGGGCCTCCCATCGGTATGCAGAATTTCAAGGTCATGCCTCTCTTCACGGCTGTCTCTTTGGGCAAAATCGACATCACACAGAAAGCCAACAACGTCAACAGTGTGACTATCACTTTGCAGACGCAGGATTATGTTGATCTTGAATCATTCGCTACTTCTTATCCAACCTATCTGACCTTCGAAGTTAATACTACTCGTGATATTATTCAGGGGTCCAACAAAGCTTCTGTTCAGAAGTTCATGACTCTCATTGACAATAAGACAGGGCTGGTCACACAAGAAGAGAAATTCGACCACGTAGACGAAAATCTTACTCTGGCGAGCAAGGCGTTCGGACAAACGGCGATGATCCAGCAAGAGGGATGGGTCCACAAGCGATATGGTCGCTTGGTTCCTTTCTGGAAGCCCACGTGGGGGCAAGACCTAGTGCTTACGGCGGGGGCTTCTGCCTCGGCCACCACCCTCACTGCTTTTGCTCTCGGTAAACCTGCTGATTATGTGGACAGGCACTTCATCGTAGATCAGGGTGGGGACTTTCAGTATTTCAAGGTCATCGCAGCAAGTGATGATGAGTCAGGCTATGGTGTTGGATACGGCACTGGCTATGGAGGGGCGCGATATGCTACACTGCTTACCCTCACGCTTGATGTGGGGCTCACTGACGCTATTGTCTTGGCTGATGTCACCACCATCTCCGAACTTAACTTGGTTCGGCTTGATACGGACAAGGTCGATTTCAAGTATGCGCCGGGCATAACCTCTAGGATCAACGTTCCGCTGGAAAGTCTAGATAATGACTTATGATGCAAAAGAAACCAGCACCTACGACGGCAACCCGATCTATCTTTATCGGTTCACCAAGAACTCGATAAACTATGATTATTGCTCGGCCGCTGAGGATCAAGTGATTGCTTCCCCGGCCGGGACATTCGTTGCTTCATCCCTTCAGCATGGTAAAATCGGAGTGGGTCAGCCGGTTCGTAAGGATAGCCTTGATGTGGTGTTTCCTGTTTCTCATCCTTTTGCTATTTTGCTATTGCAGAGATCAACTCAGTTTTCGCCGACAACAGTTACTATTTGGCGTGGGCATTTGGACGACGCTGCTAACGAATTCGTAGTTATCTTCAAAGGGAAAGTTCGCGCTGCCAAGCTGATGGATGAAACAGCAATTGCTTTGGAGTGTTCTGGTTTTTACTCCGCCGTTAAGCTTCCAGGACTCGGTGGTGTTGTTCACCCATCATGCAGACATGCTCTGTATTTCGGCGGATGTGGATTAGTTAAGTCTGCTTTTGAAGACGTGGGGACTGTGACCAATATCGTGGGGAACGTCCTAACGATCCCGGAAGCCTCTGCTGAAGCAGATGATTTCTATACTTCAGGAACCTTGGAATTTCAGGGATCTCAAACTTTTATCACAGCACACACGGGGACTTCCATTACTCTTCGGGCTATTCCGGCAAGCCTACTCACATTCTTCCAATCGGGAACTAATCCAGTAACGACGATTGCTAGGGGGTGCGATCATTCTATAGATATATGCGTGAGTAAGTTCAGCAACGTTGTTAACTTCGGTGGTTTTCCCTATATACCCGACAACGATCCTTGGAACAGCGGGAGTATTGCCTGATGCCACTTCCATTTTTTGTTCAGGCTCTGATCGTAGTCGCCTTGACTGCGGTTCTCTATCTTATCTCACCCAAGCCGAAAATGGATAAGCTGAAACCGGCAGACAAAGTGGACGTCCCAAATACCGAGATCGGCAAACCCCTTGCCGTTATCTTTGGGACGGTCATGATTAGGGATCCCAATGTAGTCTGGTTCGGCGACCTCAAGATCAAGGCAGTCAAGAAGAAGAGCGGCAAGTAATGATTATACGAATGAAAGATCTAAGAGCTTCTGGGGCCTGTGCTGCTGGCGCGCGTCGGTGGTTCCATCACCGCAATCTTGACTGGCATGACTTCCTCAAAAATGGTATCGAAGAGGAGTTATTCCTTAGCTTTGACGACGCAGTAGCGACGCGAATAGTGAAAGAAGCTCATGGGCGGCTCTAAAAAAGTAACAGTTGGCTATCGCTATTTTATTGGAGCTCACATGCTTTTCGCACGTGGGCCGATTGATCATATATACGAGATCCAAATCCAGAAACGCATTGCCCGCGTGGGGTTCTTTACAGATCAAACAGTAGCAATCAATGAGCCCAAGCTGTTCGGTGGTAAAAAGCGTGAAGGTGGTGTAGTCGGCGACGTAGACCTTGAGTTCGGCGACGACACACAGCCCGTCAACACCTATCTCGAGAGCAAGCAAGGCGCTGGAGTAACCCCAGCCTATAGGGGCGTAGTCGCCGCTGTTCTAAATCAGGTTGAGATCGGGATGAGCCCCTATCTCAAACCTTGGGCATTCCGGATGCAGCGCGTCTTCATTAAGGAGCGAACAGGCGAAACGCAGTGGTATCCGGGAAAAGCTGGTATAACGATGTATGGATCTGAGGAGGGATTTCAGACCAAGACTGTCATAGCCAATGTTCACGGAGGGCCGACCCCCGGTAATGGTATTTCGTTTACTGGTCTCGACGCCGAAAAGACTTACTACTTGTCTTTGTCTTCGACCGAAGGGACTGGCGGCTGGTCACCTTGGGGAGATCCTTCTCCCGCGAATTGTGCTGATCCGACTCCATCTCTAAGAACAGGCGCGGTCAATGCGGTCTGGGTCGCTCCTAACGGTTCGGCTGTTGGTGAATTCAAAGTTGGATCAGGGGAAGGAGAAGTTTGTCATGATGGCTACGAGGCGGCGAGAACAACTTTCCCCGGCGCTTCCATGACAGGAGAAACAAACTACGAAGTCTATATTCAAGATGATCCGATAGTTGACAACACTGGCACGATGGTCTTCACCCTTGGGCCATCCATCCCAGGTGAGGACATGAACCCTGTCCACATGATCAGGGAAGCCATAACTGATGTTGAGTGGGGAATGGGTTTCGCCGACAGTGATATTGGGACAACCTTCGCAGCAGTTGCCGATGTCTTGTTCACAGAAGGCTTCGGCTTATCCACTTCATGGGAACGGCAGACTGAAGTCGGTGAGTTCATTGCTGAGATACTGTCACATATCGATGGCTTTGTTTACGTCGATCCGTCAACTGGCCTGTGGGAAATTAAGCTAGTTCGTAATGACTACACTGTAGGATCGTTGCCTGTTATCGATGAAACAAACGTGGTTTCTGTGGGCAGTGATCTCAAGAGGGTTGATCCGTCGGAGGCGATTAATTCTGTTAACATCAACTATACTAATTGGAAGACTGGCGAAGCGGCTTCAATATCTGTTCAAGACCAAACC